TGGGATATCTCGGAAGTTTATATAGTAACGAAGCTCCCTGGAAATTGACTGGACGCGGAAATCCGTTGAAGAGGGACGAATGACCACACATATCGCCACCGACATGAGCCGCGACACCATGTTCTGCGGGCAGAGGCTCGATGAGTGCATTGCGGACAGCTGTATCCTGCCCGTCACTACGCTGTCCTATCCGACGCAAGAGGCCCTATGGCTCTATTTCGACCGCGTAGCAGCCCAAGCTGACTGCCACAAGTGCCTGGAGCGCTATTTCCAAGACAGACCGTTATGAAAACTACGGCCCTCATCGCCCTCCGCTCCTGTGAGCTCCATTGTAATTCCAACAACAAGTTGATCTTCGACATGACCGTCGACGGGAATGGTCGCGTTGTTGATACTGACTACATTGACGCCCCGGCGATCGGCGGCCACATGCTCGATGAGGCCATCATGTGGCTCCGAGCACGCTATCCCTCAATCCGCATTACGCCCCGAAGCGCACCCTGATGCCCGTCATTGCCGCCCACGAACTCTCGCTCGCCGAGGTCATCGCGCACCCCTTCCGCGAGATGATTTATTGCGGATTTGACTCACCGTTGACGCACGAGATCAACGCAGCGTTTGATCGCGAACTGCCGGATGGCGGCCGCCCCCTGATCTATGACTTCGAACGCGCGCTCCAAGGCCCCGTCCTCGAAATGCAGCTCCGAGGCTTCCGTGTCGACCCCTCCGCCCGTGAGACCGCCATCACGAACACACGGCGGAAGCGGGAGGCCGCGCAGACCATCCTAGACACCCTTGCCGGCGCGGTCTGGGACAAGGGCGTGAACGCCAACTCGGGCCAGCAGCTGAAAGATCTATTCTACAATCACATGGGCATCCGCCCCCTCGCCATGTCCGTCAAGGGCGAGCGCAAGGAGCCGATGGACCGGAAGATCCTCGAACGCCTGGAAGACTACTTCTACCCCCGGCCGCTCGTGAATGCAATCCTGCTCATCCGCGACCTCGACAAGACGCTCCAGGTCCTTGAGACCGAGATCGATTCCGATTGGAGATTTAGGACAAGCTATAACATTGGTGGCACAGATTCTTTCCGCTTCTCAAGTTCAAAGAGCGGCCTTGGAACCGGGGGAAATTTTCAGAATGTCCATGCCGAGCTTAGGCGTATATTTATCCCTGACCCCGGCTGGAAGCTCTACGGGCTCGATAAGGAACAGGCGGAGAGCCGGGAAGTTGGGTTCCTGTGCGGGGTCTTGTTCGACGACTGGAGCTACCTCGATGCGGCAGAATCGGGCGATGTCCATACCTACGTTACACGTATGGTTTATCCCGAGTGGAACTGGACTGGTGATCTTAGGAAGGATCGAGAACTGGCTGAAAAACCCTTCTACCGGACCTTTACCTATCGGGATGCTTCCAAGCGGCTCAGCCACGGAAGTAACTACTACGGGAAGCCGCCAGCCCTGAGCCAACAAATCCGCATCCCCATCAACCTCGTCTTCCAGTTCCAAGAGCGCTACTTCTCGGCCTTTCCGTGTATCAGGCGCCTCCACACGTGGGTCGCCCGTGAGCTCCAGACCAAACAGGCCCTCTACAACGTCTTCGGCGTTAGGCGGGACTTCTTCGATAGGCCCGATCAGGAGGAAACCCTCCGAAGTGCGATAGCCCATTTATTCCAGTCGGCCACGGCCCATGATACGAACCTAGGGCTCTATCGCATCTGGAAATCCATGCGTGGCCGGGTCCAGGTCCTCGCGCAACTCCACGACGCGGTTTACTTCCAGGCGCGGGAGGACGACGATGAAGAGGCCGTGGTCGCCGAGGCCACCGAGCTCATGAAGGTCGAACTCAGCCACCGGGGGCGGAAGTTCATCGTTCCGACCGAGGCCAAATCAGGCTTCAACTGGGCCCCGCGCTACCGGCAAGATGCGGATGGAAAATGGATCGAGTGGAATAAAGCCGGACTCGACAAGATAGGAGCTAAACGGTAATGCCCAAGGTATATAGCAAACACAATCCTGGATATCCCCCAAGTGCCCGCTACATTGGGCGTGGTTCGCCTGCCGGCAATCCATTTATAATCGGTAAGGACGGCAACCGCGATGAGGTCTGCGACAAGTTTGAGAAGATGGTCGAGGCCGACCCGGGTTTGAAGAAGAAGCTGATAGAATACTGCCGAGGACACGACCTCCTTTGCTTCTGTAAGCCTCGCCGCTGTCACGGCGACTATTTACTTCGTATAGCGAACGAGGACGCACCATGAACGAAAAATGGGATCGGCGGTTCCTCGAACTCGCCCGGTACATCGCAGAGTGGTCCAAGGACCCGAGCACGCGGTGCGGCGCGGTGATCGTCCGTCCGGACCGCACTATCGCCTCCCTCGGCTACAACGGTTTCCCTCGCGGCACGGATGACGACCCGGACCTTTATGCCAACCGCGAGACGAAATACGCCCGCGTCGTTCACGCCGAGATGAACGCAATCCTAGCCTGCGCTGAGCGCCCCTCGGGCATGACGCTCTACACATTCAGCCGTGGTTGGGGACCCTGTTGTGACCGCTGCGCCGCCCACATCATCCAGGCGGGCATCAGGCGCGTAGTGTACGATAGCGCGCCCGTGCCTGAGCGGGCCGAGCAGTCCATCCAACGCGCCCTCAACATCCTCTGCGAAGCCCAAGTCCGTATCCACGGCTATTTGATGGAGAACGCACCGTGAGCGATGAATCCCCGCCCGCCTTCAGCCCGCCATCCCTTCCCAACGTAAGAGCCCGCCTAATTGTGACTTCCGTCCGCGGGGAAACCTCAACCAACATCCAACTTCCCTTTAAGACCGTTGAGGAAGGAAAGCGGGCTCAAGAGAAGCTCCAATCTGAGTTCAATCAACAGCACCCCTACGGGACAGCAGCCACGACCATATTGCATTGTGCGGGGAGAACCACCTTTATGCACCCCGGCGATATAATCGCCATGACCCTCATAGACCGCACGGAAGAAGACGCATCCCGATTGATCGACGTGAGGTATGAAAAATGGATTGAGGAACAGACCGAGGAGGCCCAAAAGGGCAGCGCCGGCGGATTTGGAATTGGGAGATAGCCACGATGTCCATTGAGACGCAAGCCACAATCCGTGAGTGGCAGATCGATACCTTCGGCGCCCCCACGAACTCAATGCGGACGGCAACCCGGCTGAACGAGGAAGTGGCCGAACTCCTCGTTGACATGTCGCTCGGCAATCACGCCAAAGTCCCCGATGAGATGGCTGATATTTACGTTGTCCTGTGTGGCCTCGCCGGGGAGTTAGGAGTAGACATTGCGGCCGAGGTCGATAAGAAGATGACGATCAACCGCGCACGCCGATGGCGCATCACGGACGAGGGCCACGGCTATCACATCAAGGATGGAGAGGGGGCATGAGCCGACGCATCCTTGCCCTCGCAGGGCCGAAAGGCTCTGGAAAGTCCACAGCCGCCCAACTCCTCCATCAAAAACATAAGTTCTACAACACATCATTCACATGGCCGATCAAGAGAATGCTCATAGAGCTTCTCTTTTGTGGCGGAATGTCTGCAACCGACGCTGCCCATGCAATCTCGGACCAGAAAGAAGTTCCCTTGGATGCACTCGGCGGCCGCACACCCCGCCATGCCATGCAAACCCTAGGCACCGAGTGGCGCGATCTCATGTCGCAGAGTCTCTGGCTCGACATATGGCAAGCCCGGATTCTCGCCCCCAACATGCAGTCGCGCGACATCGTCGTGGACGACCTCCGCTTTGCGCTCGAAGCCCACCGCGTTCGGGCGTTCGGTGGCAAAGTCGTCCTCATCCACCGCGAACAGGCCCTCACGGCCGACTCCCACATCTCAGAGCAGGAATGGAAGACGATCCCGTTCGATGCCGTTGTGCGCAATGACGGCCTACCGGACGAGATGCTACCGCAATTGGAGGCACTTCTGTGAAAACGGGGGCGTTCGTTCCGTGCTCCCCAGGCCGCCCGCGCGCCCTCTTCTGCAAACGCGGTCATCCCCTCGGCGCAGCGGCCCTCATTCGTCCCAACGGGGCGCAATCCTGTCGTGAGTGCCAAGCCCTTCGCTCAGCCGAGTGGCGGAAGCGAGACCGCGAACGCCGTAAGGCCCAAGAATATTTCTGGGCTGGCATCCATTAGTGTAAATTAGGGAAACGCCGGCTCTTGGATTGGATCGACCAATTCCTTCGCGCGACCGCGACGATTCCGTCGCCAGAGCACTTTCGTCTCTGGGCCGCGATCACGACTCTCTCGGCCGTCCTCGAACGCCGGATCTTTACCCTGACGCGCGCCACCCGGCCAGCATATCCGAACCTCTACGTTACGCTCGCGGGCGAATCCGGCTCGGGCAAGACGGAAGCGATCAACGTCTGCCGCGATCTCTGGGCCGGCCTTCAGGACTTCCACATCTCGCCCGACAACCTAACCAATGCGGCCTTCTACGACGCGATGTTCGAGAGCCTCCGTACCTTCCACGCCAATGGCCACGGCGCCTCGATCTACAGTGCCCTAACCGTCTGTTCGCCCGAGCTCGGCGTCCTCATTCCCAAGTACGACCTCGAATTCCTCTCGGACCTCAGCCATATCTACGACAACCAGCCCGACTTCAAATCCAAGCGCCGGGACAAGCTGAGATCGGTTGTGGTCGAGAAGCCCACCGTGAATATCCTCGCCGGCGTTACGCCAAAGGCCCTCAGCGAGATCATGCCGGAAGTCGCTTGGGGCCAAGGCTTCGCGTCCCGAATGATCTTCATCTTCGGCAAACAGGAAGAAGAGGGCTATGTGGACGTGTTTCAGAGGCAGAATCCGTTGAACCTTCAGCCCCTCCGGCCGAGGCTGGAATCCATCTGGGCGCTTTCGGGTGAGGTCGAGTGGTCGCCGGACGCGATCGACGCCATGCTCAATTGGTATAATGGGGAGCGGAAGGAGACCGCTCCCCTCCACCACCGGCTGCACGAATACAACACCCGGCGGAACATCCATCTCTTTAAGCTCACCATGATCTCGGCCGTCGCCGCCGGGCGCGATTTGTGCGTCGCCCTGCCGGACTTCGAGCGCGCCCGCAAGTGGCTCTACGATGCCGAGGCCGTGATGCCCGACGTGTTCCGCGCGATGGGCGCCAAGTCCGACCAGCAGATTCTGCGCGAACTGAACTACGTCCTCTGGACCCGCTACGTGGGCAGCGCCACGAACGGTAGCGCGCGCAAGTCCATCGGCGAGGAAGAAATCTGGCACTTCCTCTCCGAGCGCGTTGAGAGCTTCCGCATCAAGCCCCTTGTTGAGGCCGCAGTGAAGATTGGGATTTTGAAGAATGGTGGGATGCCAGGGACGTACATTCCGCGGCAATTAGACGTGCATTGAGGCGCTCAAGCGACAGCGCCTCTCAGCCAGCTACACGACATCCCTTGGAGAAGGAACCCATGAAATGGCCTTCACAGTTGCCGAGCGCATCCAGTGGATGCGCAACCACCCGGAGAGGCGCCGCGTGTATCAGCGCCGGTGGCGGAAGAAGGTCCAGCGCCAAGCCGAGATCGAGGGCGCCAAACAAGTTCTCCTATCAGCCTTCCGCCTACGCACAATAGGCCTAACGCTCCATTGGGGCAGCAGCCGAAGACTTGTCAACGTCGATAGTTGGGAGTGGGGAAAATGACAGAGCGCACACGCCTGCCCAACCGGCGCTTAGGTGAAACGCGCGAAATCGAATTCATTCGGAGTGATGGGAAGGTAGTGGCCTACGAGGCCACGGTAGGGTTCAACCCCACTGGTGCGCCGAAGGAGATATTCCTACTAGGCGCAAAGGACGGCAGCGACATGGCCGCCGTCCTCTCCGACACCGCAGTAGCCCTCAGTGTAGCGCTGCAACACGGTGTCAGTGCACGGGCAATGGCCGCCTCGATTGCCCGAAGGCCAATTGAGCTTGACGGCCCGCCCATCCGCGCCGCATCAATCGTCGGCGCCGCGCTCGATCTATTGGCCGAATACGAACCGGTTTCGGCCGAGATGGCCCTCGTGCGGCCTGTGCCCTAGAGCAGGCCGATGAGCAGCGGAAGGGCGTATTGTGCCACCGTCGGCAACACGACCGGCAAAAGGGCCTTGAACATCCCGCCTAGCATTGCCGTCCACGAGGTCGATACGCCCGCGGCTGGTGCTCCATTGACACATCCACTCTGGAACTTGGCCCACACGTCCCCGAGCGCCGAAGTCAGCGGGATGGCCGCAAGCTGTGCCGAAGCAGCCTGATTGGCCTGAAGCGTTGCGACGGCTTGGCATACCGTTGTGGGCGTAACGCCTGAGGCCACAGAGGATGCCTGTGTGCATCCAAAGAGCCCCAAGGCAACAATACCGAGTGCGAGAATCTTCTTCACGGCCTTTCTCCTACTTCGATGGAAATACGATCGCGATGAGCGATCCGAGCGCCACGCTTGCGAACGCCGACCAGGTGATCTGGCCGTTCACGGCGCTCAAGAGCGAGGCGGCATCCGCGGCTAGGGCGACCTGGGTTGAATGTTCGCCCAAGCGCCCGCCAATGTATGTCAAAACGGCATTCATGTCTGCTGTCCTTCTGTCGTTAGCGGATGGCTCTTCGCGAGCTCGGCCGCCCACCACGCATCCAGCCCTTCTGGATGCTTCGCGGTGTTAAAGCACGAGAGGTCCATATTGTGACTTCCTCCCGCCAGGTCTTTGGCCCACGGCCCGAGGCCGTCGCCCGTATATTGCCACCAATCCCAGCCGAAAATGGCGTCTGGACGCCTCCACGGCAAGGGCGAGATAGGATGCGTTCCGTACTCTGCGAGCATGCAGGAGCAGGGCTCCATCACCGCGGCACCTACAGGAAAGAAATCATAACCGCCGTAGTTCATCGGGTTCGGTATACCCATGTTGGTCATCTCGTCCACCAAAGCAAAGACCGTGCCAGGGTCGGGCGGATTGTTCCCCCGCTCGCAGTCGAGCATGTAGAGCACGGATGGTGGGTTGTTCATGACGGCCATTGCGTCGCCGACCGCGCCAAGGAAGAAATCCACCTGCCCCACCGGATCTTCCCCGTGGGCAAAATGGTAGGCCGCGACCTTCCACGCCTGCCCGCTATCCACAATCTGCTGAAGATAAGTCCGAAACATCGGATCGGTGAAGGTCGTACCCTCCGTCGCCTTAAGCCAAACAGCCCGACGCCCCGCTACCCACAACTTCGCGAAATCAATCTGCCCGTTGTTGTGGCTGATGTCAAAACCAACATCCAGAAACGCTGTTGGTGATGTAATTGTCATGATTTGTCTCCCAACTGTCGCTTCACCTCGGCCAATAACTCAGCACTCGTAACGGGCTTGAGTAGATAGCCATCCACAGCAGCTTTGGCTTTGTCCCGAAGTGCGCTGTTGGTCGTATCCATCCCGCCGGTTACTATAAGAATTTTGCCGCCAAAGCCCCCGCCGCGAAGCGCCAACGCGACTACACTACCGGTTAAATTCCCCTCGCCCAAAAGCAGATCGAGCAGGATCAGGTCGGGGTCGAGTACAGATTCTTGTAGAAGAGCTTCTTCCGCAGAATGGGCAACTCCCACCTCATACCCCCCGTCGCGAAGAATCTCACAGAATGACGCCGCGACCTGCTCATTATCATCGACCACGAGAACTCGGGCCATCAGTTTCGATCCTTTGAAAAGCCAGACCGGTATAGATCGTCCACTCTGGTATGAACGCCACCCACTTCTTTCCGAATCTCGGTGAGCGTATCGTGAATTTGGCTCAGCACTTCGCGCAGATCGGACTTGGAGACGAAATTATCCCGCATCGTCACAGCCATATCGCGCACCTGGACCATCAGCTCACGGTGGGCCTTGTCCGCTTCCTTCACCGCGTCTTCGATCTTGGCCTCAACCTGATTGAGATTGTCGCCCAGACGGTTGTTGGCCTCATGCCGGTATTGGGTCTGTTGTTCAGCGACCGTGTCCATGCGGAGGATCAACCTGGCCTCGACCGCGTCGATCCGCCGGACAACCCACACAAAGCCGCCAAGAACCGCCAGTGCAAGCGTGAGTGCGAGCGTCACCCAAGCTGGATCACCCATTAAGTTCTCCTAAAACCGCGGCGAGGATTGAAATCGAGATCCCCCGGCTCTGCGATCCGCCGGTGCAGGGGCGCAGTCGTGATCGACGGACTCGGCGGTGGAGGCGTTGGCCCAACAGCTAGATACTGATACGCCACGCAATCCGCAAGGCTCTGAGGGGCCTGCCCGAAGACGTTGAAGGACTGATACTTGACCCAGAAGGTCGAGCCGACGTAGCTCGCCGGGAGGGAGGTCTCTAGGAACGTGGGGAAGCCGAGGAAAAGGAACTGCGAGCCGGCGCCGAAGAGTTGGGAGGTCGTCCCGAACAAGCCGCGGTAGAGCCCGGTGAGATTATATACATTCGCCGAAGCGAGGGTGGCGGTCGTATACGCGACGAGCTCGAACGTGCCGGAGCCCTGGATGATCGCCAAGTTCGACGTTCCGCCCGCCCCGGCGACCGACGGCGAGAAGCTCGGAAGGGCAATGCCGCTCTCACTCATGTTGACCGAGAGCGTGTCGGTGTTGTCCGGATTCGACCCGCCGTAGGGCGGAAGCGGGGCCGAGAGGACGCCGATTGCGCTCGGCCCGATGAGCGGCGGAGATAGCTGCGTGTAGTTCACGTTGTCGAGCGAAACCCAAACGATACAGCCGCCCCAATTCGGGTCGAGGATGCCCCCTGTGCCACCACTCGTCCCGGTGATGACTTGGGGCGTCGAGGTCGCAATCCCCTGAGCGGTCAAGAGCGCAGTCGTCGGCTCGAAGATCACCGGCGGAAAGACGGGGCTTGGCGGCACATTGGTCGCGCCTTGATTGGGCGGCGTCGTGGGGGAAGTCGGGATGAACGTCGGGCTGGCAGCGCCGCCCGTGAACTCCTCGGCCACATAGGTGGTGATTTCCTCTTCGTCGTCCTCGGCGGAGATAATCCGCACGGCGATAAAGACGCCCCAATTTGTCGGGTCGGGAATTTGAACTAGGTCCATCGGATCCAGCCACGCCCAAAGCGGCCCCATCCGCCAGGTGAATTGCCGGCGGACCTGGATGTTCCGCCTCAACCGCGTCTGCGCCGCAACGTTCGCATAGACCGCAAGGGTGAATTCGTCCGCCAGGCCGATGTTGTCGATCCTCGGCCCAAACAGCTCAGCATTCGCTTCGTCCTTTGCCTCAACGACGTTGTCGTTGAAGAAGTTCGTGCGGTCTTTGAAGTCCACCCGAACGGTGTTGTAGACGGTCATCGGATCAACACGGGAGAACGTAATCGGGTCCTTATCCTTCTCCTTCGCCTGGAGGATATGGTCGAGGGTGATCTGGGCGATCGGCGTTGTGTTTGGCGCGAAGGCCTTGAGCGGGATTGCGGACGGATTATCCGCATTCCATCCCGGATTGAGGTCCGTCGGGCTGTCCCAATACGGGATGAATTTCAGCAATTCGCCTGTCCACACGGGCGCCACGGTCATATTCCGCGTCAGTCGATCCAAGATCGAATTAGTGGACTCCACGTTGTCGAGCGAAAGCGAGTAGCCCAGCCCCACGGCCTGGCAATACGTTTGAAGCGCCGCATCACCGACGGAGAGATCAGTGGCGTTCGGCCCGGAAAAGAGGCTCGCGCCCGGCGCGGAGTCGATCAGCGCCGCGGGGAACGTAGCCCCATGGACCGGGTCGGTGAGGATGTCGTAGATGACCAAGGCGGGATCAGCATCCGCATATCCGAGGTGGATGTTTCCCAAAAAGGAAATCGGATTCCCATTCTGATCGTACTGTCCGGTCGTAATGGTGATCGTGCTGTCGTTGAGCGGGCAGGTCTCGGTCAGAATCCCCTGAATGACAATATTGATCTGTGGGACGGTGGCGGAGGAATCAAGCTCGGCGTTCGCAACGGCGATATACGCTAAGCCCGGGTATGGCCGCGCGTCCGAGGGCCACGTCGAGGCGACGTAGGACCAGGGCGTTTGGCTTGGTCCGCCGTTGAAGATGTTCAGCCCGGGCGATGGATAGTCGCCCGTCGTATAAACCCCCTGGTCCTGATAAATTGCCTGGATCGCGCCGATGCCTCCCGACCCGCCCTCGCAAATGGCGAGAATGATCGTGGCAAAGTATTCAACCTCCTTCGAGCCGCCCTTTCCGCCGCCGAGAATCCCCTTCCCGCCCCCACCGACATTGACCTGCTTGACATTGAACCCATTGTAGTAGATCAGGTTGATCGCGACGCGGGGCGAGCCGTAGACGACCGGGATCGCAAGAACCTGAACGGCCGTATTGACCTGGAGGCCCGTGAACTCGGGAATGACCTTCGGGGTAGAGCTCTTAAAGAGCGAACTCATCCTATATACCCGACACCCATCACGACGGACTCAAACCATAAAGCGAACATTGGCCGCTCGTGATATTTCCGGTTCCCGCCAAGACCTGTAGAGCGGTGATCGCATCGGTATCGCCAGTATAGGCCGCAGCGAGATTCATCGATGTCATATCCGGCGCGTCGTTTGCGTTCATATACGACACAGCGATACTTGCTTGCAGATAGTCCCCCGTGCCAGGATAAGTGATCCATGCCTTAGCGTTCAGTCCGTGTCCAGAACTAACACCTAATGTAGCTAAGTTTATATTTGCCGCGCTTGCACTGAACGGGTTAGTCGCCCCGCCCGTAGTGCTATACGCCGTGCCAGAATATTTATAACCCGATGTCTCATAGGTTGGCGTCGACCCCTCACCAACCCGAAGCACTACTGACGTATTATTCGTTGCGTTAAGTATATTATTGCAATCCAGCAGAAACGTATTGTAGCCGGTAGGTAGCGGAAAGAAGTTCAAAGAGGCCGAACTAGATGCCGTCTGCGCCGAAATAAGAGCCAGACCGCCCCCAGTCGTCGAGCACGATGGGTTTGTCGCGCCGGTCAGGTTGCATACCGCTCCCGTTCCCGCATCTACCTGATTATTAATGGCCTTATCGTTCGTGCCGTATAGGTAGAACGCCGATGGATAATTCCCCCCGCTGATCCGATTACCTTGCGCCTGATCGCCCGTCCCGCCCAGAGCAATAACTCCGATGTTGCCCGAATGGACCTGTATGTTATCGAAAATATTATTGCTAACCGTCGTGTTCGTCGGCGTACCGCCGCTATCCGCGGCACTGGCAAAACCTTGGGAGTTAGTATTCGTTACACGGCACGTATTATTGATGAATATATTATCAAAACTGGCGCCGCTCACTTTGCCGCACGTGAAATTGGCGATTCCATCCCCATAGATATAATTGCCGCTAACTACTTCACCAACGGCCCCGGAGCCGCTAAGACCAATGCCTTGTATCCAGATGCCGGCCTGAGCACCGGAGCTGATTAAGGCAATTTGGTTGCCGATTATAGCGCCTCCGAGCGCCACTCCAGCAGATGCTACTGTGCCAGTTCCCGTCACGAGAACGCCATACATCTTCGACTGACAATAGTTATTGGTAACTCTTAAATTGACAGGCGCATTCCAGTGGTCCCAGCACGCATTAAGAGCCCCTGTCATGCTGTTGCGCGCAACGAC